CTACCCTTTTGCCCTCCTGAGAATGGTCAGTACCGGGCCGCGCGAATCGGTCACCGATACCTTGTTGGCTGCGTCAATCAGCTGCCCCAGCTCGGCGCCGGAATAGTGGCTGGTCACGCTGCCGTTCTTGTGTCCCAATAGCGCCTTGCGATCCTCTAGGGATACGCCTGCCGCCCTCAGCCGTCTGCCAAACGTGTGCTTGAGGTCGTGAACGCGAACCGAGGCGAATCCAGGGTGAGCGGCGGTCTTGTGGGTTGCCTCCCACTTGGCCGCTGCTCGCTTCCTGGCCTCTTCCCAAGCCGGTGTGTACATCCTTCGCATCGGCCCTCCTGTGCGCCCGTAAGGGAACACATGCACCGGATCGATGCCGCGCTGGCCTTCGATCACTCGGCTGGCCACGTCATTCAGGATCACCAGCCTCTCGTCCCGGTTCTTCACACCAGACTTCGCTCCGCGCCCGCCGAACTCTGCGGGGATCAGGAACACGCTGGCGCCAATCTCAGGCACCTTGATTTCCCAATCCCACCGCAACTTGCAGACCTCTTGCTCCCTGCACCCGACATTCACCTTGTACAGAGCCATCCTGCGCAGGTGGTCGGGCAATTCGGCAAACAGCAGACTCTGCTCCTCCCACGACAACGGGTATGGTTTCCTGCCGTTTGTCCGCTCGTCCAGCTTGGCGATCAGCGGCACGGTATCCAGCCATGGCCGCTTATCCTCGTCCCGCCACTTTCGTGCGCATAGATTCAATGCCCTGATAACCCGCTCCAGGGCGATGTTCACCGTCCTGTGAGAAACCCCGTCGACATCGAGGCGCTGCCGAATGAAAGGCTCCAGCGTCTCGTCGTCGATGTGGGTCAGCGGCACTTCCCCGATATAGTCATCCAGCTGCCTGAACACCCTGGCCGTCATATCGATTGACGGCTGGTCCTTGTTCTCCAGCAGGTAGCGGGTGGCTGCTTCCCGCCAAATGCGCACCCTCCTGACGCCGTACACCTTCTCCTGCCGGAGTCTCTCCAGGCGGTGAATCAGGTACTTTTCGGCTTCCGCCCGGTCACCAGTTCCAGTGCTCTCGTAAATTCTTTCGCCGTTGACCCTCTTGTCGATGTGCCAGACCCCGTTCCTCTGGGAGAGGCCCGTGATGGTTTTTCGCGCCATTTATTCTTCTCCTTGGCGCTCGCTGCGCCCTGATTGTTTTCCGAGGCTGGCTGTTTGGCAATCGCGGCTTGCTCGATGTACTGGTCTGCCCAGTCGTCAAGCTCTTGCCGGTCAAAGCCGATGCCGCGTGTTCCGATGGGAAACTCGCGGACGTGCGGTCTGACGGTGCGGTTGAACTCGTCACGGCACATGCCCAGGTAGGCCGGTGCGTCCTTGGCGCGGATGAATCGAGGGGCAATAGCTGGCTGTCGCGGCCGGTCGAGCGGCTGCGCTTGAATAGCGGACACAGCAAATCCTCCCGCCCTACGTAGTGGGCAGATAGAGAAGGGGATGGGGTGGTTGAGATCAGGCCTGGCGTTGCACTTGGCGGTGGGCGGCAAGGGCTGGCGCCAGTCGGTAGCAATCAACCGGGAATCCGTACTCGGCGCATGCACAGTGCTCGCCGCACGATTCCTCTCGCTGCTCGACGATCAGTAGTCCGTGGCGAACACCGGCATCTTGAATGTCGCCGCCGTCGAAGCTGCCACCATCAAGCGCGCCGTCGAATAGCTCGATGAAGAACGCAGCCAGCCCCCGCACGTCCTGGCCTGGCTGCGGGGTGGTGTAGAGCGGGAAAATGTTCCGGCCATTTGCCCAACTGATCGCGCCTTCTTTGGTGTAATAAATCGGCGCAAACCCGCCAATCTCGTCTGCGCTATTTGCTAACGCCCACGCCACCGCCTCCTGCCGCTCTCCCTGCTCGGCCAGCGGTCGCGAACTGTTCGAGTAGCTGACATTGCAGTCCTTGAGCAGAGACGGCTTCGGATAGCGCTGAGCCAGTGCACCAGCCACGGACGCATACGGGCCGCTTGCTTGCACTTCCGGAGCTAGGGCGGCGGCGAGGAATTGCCGTGCGTCGTGCAGCGCTGAGCCATAGGCCTCGATGGTGAAGGACGTGGTGACGCGCTCCAGCAATCCCCGCGCCGCCTCCAGATCGGTGCTCAGCTTGTTGCACTCAAGTGCCTGCTGGTTGGCGTACTGGTTCGCCCGGTCTCTGTCAGCCTGCAGCCGCCCATTCTCAGCCCGCAGCGCCTCGGCCTCTTTGAACGTATCAAGCCAGCGCGCATACAGCTCGCTACCCGCGCCATTGAGGCCGTCACTTGCGTATGACTTTGCCCACTCGATGCCGCGCTCCGCGGGGTTTACGGATGCGATACCGAGTAGCGCGACACGCAGCGCATCGGCCTCTGCGTGTAGGGCGTCGCGTTCGGCGCACAGCCTGCGCAGCTCTGCACTGTCGCGGGCGTGCTGGGCTTTCCATCCATCTGCCGCCTTTGCGCCGTCCTCGCGCCCTTTGTCATACCCAGACTGCCAGCTATTCGCGTCAGACTGGAGCGCGGAAACTTGCGCTCGCAACCGCTCGCACTCAGCCTCAAGGGCGGCGTAGTCGGAGTGGCGAACAAGGGCGCCATAGGGCTTTTCAATCAGGCCCAAGTACCGATAACCGCCGCATCCATCGTCTTTATAGCCGTAGTCGTACCGCTTCACGTCACTCATCTTGACCTCCTTCATCGGCGGCAGCGGCTGGGTGCTGTGTTCCAAGCATCGCTGCTGTGAATGCCTCGCGGCGCAGTCGATTCAATTCCTCCAGCAACGAATCAAGATCGTCGAAGTTTTGTTTTGCCCGGCTGCGCTGAAGCGTGAAGCCGTGTTGAGCCATAAACCAGAGGAAAACGTCGATGGTGTAGCAGTGAGCCTGACGCCAGCTCACCTGGTTAGCCGGGTGATCGTCGTCGCAAACGATGTACTCGGATATGCCCTTGAACAGCTCTTTGCACCTGTGAAAGTCGCGCATGAACTCAGGCAGGTGTTTCTGCTCGCTGCGCCATTGTCTCAGTTGGTTATCCATTGGCTTCACCCCGCCCATGGCTGGCGAGAAGGGATGGAGCAGCAGGGAGGGGTTGCCATGCGACAACACGCGTGAGCTTGTAATCTGAGTTCGGTGAGTACCATTCCCCATAGCTATCAAGAAAACCCGCCGTAACACCGTCGAACTCTGAATCTACTATCACTTCTTGGGCAACGTCCGGGAGTCGCTCGCTGACCGAAATCCACCCGTCCGTGCGCTCGGGCGTGGACTGCTGGGCCTCGAAACCGTTGTACCACTTGCCGCCTTCCTTGAAATCGTCAGGCCAGCAGTGCTCGCAGTATTCGTTGTGGTCGCACTTGCACCGTTCAATCAGGCGTGCATCCCATTCCTTTTGCTTTGCCGCCTTGAACGAAAGCTCGCAGCAGAACTCAGCCTTAACCGGCTCTGCGCTGGATAGCAGGGCGTCGATGCTTTCCAGTAGCGCGGGAAAAACTTTGCTACATCGTAGGCTGTCAGCGGTTTCCCGCAGCACCGCGTCGCGCTTGGCCACCTTGGCATTCAGAACTATGTGCGAATGAAGCGCGTCTTGATAGAACTCCTCCTTCACATCTAGCGCATGCCGCAAAGCACTTTTCTCACGCTCAGCCGCATCGAGCCGGGATTGCAGGGCGTCATAGTCGCTTTTCAGCACGCATTTCACCGGGCCATTGTCGAAGTCGATTTCTTTCGCATAGAAATCCCGCACTTGCTCACTCATCTTGACCTCCTGCTGCGCTGTCGGAGCGCACGTACTCTCGCAGAACTTTCATCTTGCATTCGCGGCAGACAATGCCGCGACTCGGTTGGTACGGGATATCCAGAGCCATTACGGCGACCGCATAACCAGGGCCAGCGTCCCTGCCATCACCCGGCGTAACCTGCACGCGAATCTCGCCATCGTTCGCTCCGCATTCTTTCCAGCACAGGTCGCACGTCACGACAGTTACGGTTTTCGTTGTGACTCCCATCACACCTCTCCTTCTTCGGTGGCAGCGGTTGGGCGCTGACCGTGTATCAGATCTGGCGCCGGCTTCTTCGCGCGGCGCAGCGGAATGTTGTGCTTGCGGAAGAAGTCGCGGCGCGCCTCCAGCCATGCCTTGTAGGCGAAGCCTGAGCGACTGCTGTACGGGTAGCTGTCGTCAATGGCTCTCCCAACGTCTGCCACGCCTGCCGCCTGCGACTCTTCAAGAACGGCGGCCATGTGCTGCCAACTGCTTGCGTACCAGCTCATGCCTCACCCCCATTGAGAAGGGCGCGGTCGATGAGATCGATCTCTGCATTCAGAACGCGTTTAGCGACTGCCTTCATCCGTGGCTCTTGATTCAGTACGGCAAACATTGCGCGCCGCGCATTCTCCAGAGTTTCACGTAGCACGCTCACATGCGCGGACTGCTGGGCTACATAGCCGCTGTGCTTGTCAGCGTCGTAGTCGATGATGCACGGCTCGTTATCCAGCTCACCGATCAGCCAGCGAACGCAGTCAGCCTCGTACCGTACACGGTCAGGGTATTCGCTACGGGCGATGGTCATGCCGCCAGCTATGCCATCGAAAAGGTTTGCGCCCTTGCGCATCAGGACGGCGGTAAAGTTCGACTTGCCGTTTGACTCTGGCATCGGGCCTTCCCAAACGGTCAACTCTGGCTGGCGCGCGGACTGATGCGCGGAAAGGGCGGCGACGATGCGCTCGTGCTGGGCGACGGTCATGAGGGGTTCGGTTTCCCACAGTGACTTACGCTCTACGCCGGCCTGCCATTTCTCCTGCTCGCTATGGCGGTAGCGCCACGCCACCACCTCCACCTCTTCCTCAGCCGATCCAGCAGCCGGCAAGTCCTTCGGCGGCATAGCTGCGTCGCACACCTGGCACATGCCGCTACCAGCGATGAATCCCGCGTCGTAGCTGTCGTGCGGATACTCGGTCGCGCAGCACTGGCAACGAACGGCGGTCAGGTCAGCCAATCCAGCAGCCGGCAGGTAGGGGGCTTCCAGCAGCGAAATAAGTTCGTGAGCCATGCCGATGGCGTGGGCAAGGCCTTCTTCAAGACCCGGCAGGTCTGAACTATCGCAGCCACCCTGCCGCAGGTTGCGCGAAAGAGCGCCGATCTCGTCCAGGCCTGAAATCAGCTTGGCGCGCAGGTCGTGAGTGACTAGCACCTGCTCAGCCTTGACGGTTGGGGCGCCCAGCAAATTAACCAGCAGCTCAGGCGCGATCAGTTCAGCGCTCATATCGTGGAAGCAGCGGACGTTCTCCAGCGCATCGGCCAGTTGCTCGGCTGTCGGGATTGGCATGTAGCCATCCGGCACATCACGCGGCACCGCTATGGTTGTGGTGGTCATGGGGTTTGCTCCTTATCCGTGAGGCATGCTTCGCACGACTCGCACCAGTGGTATTCGATACAGCTGTTGGTGAACTTGCCGCCGTGGCAAGTGCCCTGCTGCTCGGGGATATGCCAGACCTCGAAGGCGCCGCACTCTGGGCATTCGAGCTGGGTTTCGTACATGGCCAGGTTGTCGATGGGGCCGGTGCCAGTTCTGCCTTTAAGCGGGCGCAGGATCACGGCATCTTCCTCCGGTGCTTGGCGATGAACTCGGTGATTGTCTTGCTGAGCCGCTGGCCGCCGATGCTGTTGCAGCGACCAACGAATGGCTTTGCTGCCTCAAGCAACGCCAGCGCCTCGGCGTGGAAGCGCGCCTGCTGCTCTACGGCCAGGTAGTGCGCCAAGGTGTCAGGCACCTGCGCGTTGATCCGGCGCACGGTGGGCGAATCGGTCATGCTCATTGGTTCAACTCCTGATCTGCTGCGTGCCAGCCGCAGTGCCACAGCGCGCGCTTGCGGATGGATCGATATGGGCAGGCATCCCGGCCCAGCCCTGCCGAGTAGTCGGCAAAGCCACGCTGAAACTCTTCGGTGTTCTCGGGGAAGTTCACTGGACGTACTCCTGGTGGATGGGGCTGATACTCGGCGCACACCCGCCGGCCTCACGCGCTGCGCGGCCGGCGTAGTAACAGGTCGGATACATTGGGAAACTCCAGGCGGCGGGCGCCGCTGGTTAGCTAGAGGGTGTCGAGGAAGGCCGCTATGAACTGCGTCGCCGCTTCAACATTGACGGCGTTTCCGTAGGCGCGCAGTCGTCCCACTCGGGCGGGAGCCCCATCAACCAACGGGAATGTGCCGGGTCTAACTGGCCGCCACTTTCCATCGCGGCAGAAGAGCCAATCAGCATCTGCCCAGAAGCCGTTAACCGGGCCGGCTGCTGGTTGTCTCTCAATAGCGCCATCGTTTCCGACAAGCCCATCGCTCCCGGTCTTGGCGAAACATTCCCTTGCTTGATTGCGTCCGTTGCGGTGCAGGTTGGCCATCCCGCCAAATACGCCTGCCTCGGCAACTGATCGACTCGATCCGCGCCGTCGCGCTGCGCCACCATTCCCGGTGTGTCTTTCCAGCACCTGGTCGTGGGCGTCACCCACCCAGTAAAGGCGATCTCTGATGTGCGGCGCACCGATGCCCGCAGACGGAAACGGGACTGCCCCGAAGGCGTAACCCATGGCTTCCAAGTCAGCTTGTACAAGGTCGAGCCAAGGCTCTGCGTCCTTGCTCGCAACCTGCTCTCCAAACACGACTGGAGGTCGGCGCTCTTGGATGAGCCAATGGAAGTGAGGCCATAGGTGCCGCTCGTCATCAAGCCCAGTTCCTTTGCCTGCCGCGCTGAAAGGTTGGCACGGACAGGAACCCGTCCAAACAGGTCGATCATCGGGCCAGCCGGCGCGGCGAAGTGCAAGCGACCAAACGCCGATGCCGGCGAAGAAGTGGCATTGTGTATACGGGCGCAAGTCATCAGGGTAAACATCCTCGATTGATCGTTCATCTACGTCGCCTGGCGCTATGTGCCCGGCAGCTATGAGGTTGCGTAGCCACTGGGCTGCGTAGGGGTCGATCTCGTTGTAGTAGGCGGCCACGGTCTGCCCTCGCCATTGGCGTGAAAGGTGGAAGGGGTTAATACTCGGCGCCACACCCGCCGGCCGCGCATCGGGCAAGGATGGCGGCCGGGTTGGGTGCTATGTGGCTGAGCCGTTGAAGAGGGCGAGCTGGGCTAGGCCGTGGCGAACATATCGACCTGGGCGGCGAGCGAGTCGATGTTCTTGACCGCCTGATCGAAGTAGCTGCGCTTCAGTTCAACCCCGACTGCCTTGCGCCCCATTTCAACCGCACAGTAAGCCTCGCTGCCGATTCCGAGGAACGGGGTCAGCACCACGTCGCCAGGCTTCGTCCACAGGCGGATGCCGCGACGGATCACGCCCAATTGCAGCGGGCATATATGGCGCTCGTCGTCGTGCTCGCGGGCTGACTTGAATTGGAGCGTGTCGCTAGGGTTGATATCCATCCAGACCGGGCTGGCGATCTTCTGCCATTCGTCAACCGGAATGTCCTCGCCGTGGGCGACTTTATCCACGACTTCGCCTGGTGCGCGCATTGTCACCAGATAGTCAGGGATGCCCTGGCGGCACATGGTCGCGTTCGTGCGCACAGTCTTATGCAGCAGGCCGAGGGCCTTTGTGCGCTGCATGGCGGTCACCGGGTCTTTCCAAATGGTGACTTCGCTGGCGTAGATGAAGCCGGCGTCTGCCGGGTAGCGGCTCAGTTCTTCCTGCATATCCAGACAGATCGATTCCAGCTTGGCGAATCGGGCGGCATCCCCCTCGGCATTGGCGTCGATCATGCGCGACTGGATGCGTCGGATGACGGCATGGAACTCGGCCGCCTCATTGCCCTGGAATGCGCGGATCAGTTCGCCGCGGAAGTCTTTCAGGCCGATATAGCCGTCTCGCTCCTTGCTGGTCGGCAACTGCATGCAATGGAAACTGACGCAGTGGCCGGGCTTGATGACGCGGGCCAGCTCCTTGACCAGATGGTCGAAGTGCTCGAAGAACTCGGCATCAGTTCGGCTGTTGCCCATGTCGCGCGGGCTGTTGCTGTAGGTGTACAGGCTGGAGAATGGCGGCGAGAAGATCGCATAGTCGATGCTGCGATCCGGCAGGCCGGCGATCACTTCCACGCAGTCGCCATTAAATACGGTGTAATCAGTGCGGTCGACTTGGTTGATGCAATTCATGCTGCGTCACTCCTAAGCCAGCTTGGCGCCTTCACTCGGCGACTGGCGTTGTAATCGTTGGTTTGGCGTTGGGTGCCGTTGATTTCTGCGCGAACGGCGGCCGCTGTTTCGGCGGCGAGCGATTCCCCCATCGCTATTGCGTCCTGCTGCTTGCGGCGCAGGTTGGCGAGCACAGCACCCTCAAGCTGGCTGCTGAACAGATGCACATGCACCTCGCGCTTTTGCCCGAAGCGATAGCAGCGGCGCACGGCTTGGTAGTACGCCTCGAACGAATCGGACACCCCGACGAATGCCATTCGTGCACAGTGCTGCCAGTTCAATCCCCATCCGCAGATAGATGGCTTGCTGACCAGTACGCGAATCTTGCCGGATGCGAAGTCGGCCAATCGCTGCTCTTTCTGCTCAGTCGTGTGTGGCCCGGCAATCTCCACCGCGTCAGGGATCAGCTTGCACAATGCTTCGGTTTCGGCGTTGTACTCGCCCCAGATGATCCACGGCTGATCGTCGCTGTTGACCAGTGCGGCGCATGCTTGCACCCGGCCTTCCAGGCTTTCCTTGCGGGCGGCGCGGCGCTCCATCAGGCTGCTGGCCTCCAGCGCGAATAGCATCCCGTCTACGATCAGGTTGCTGTCGTCCGCATCTACCATGTGCTCGGTTTCGATCAATGGCGGCAGGCGGTATGCGCTGTCGTCGTATCCGAGGTCAGACGGTTTGCGCACGCAGGCGCCCCACTGACTGACCCACTTCCAGAACATATGGCGAGCATGGCCCTTGAGTCGCCAGGTTTGCGTCTCGCCACCGTCATGCACAAAGAACTCAGCCAGCATTTCGGCACGGGTGCAGACGCCCAGGAACTCGGCATGAGTGCCAAGCTCCGTCCAATCGTTCGGCGCCGGGGTTGCGGTGGCGCAGAGTCGATAAGGCGTGCGGCCGAACGCCTGCACCAGCTGATCGAAGGTCTTTGCGGTGTGGTGTTTGATGACGCTCGATTCGTCCAGCACGACGCCAACGAATCGCGAACAGTCGAATTTGTGGATGCGGTCGTAATTGACGATGTTGATGCCGGGGCGCACGTCCTCCGGTTCGCGGCAATGCGTGATGGATACGCCAATGCTTGCGCCTTCGCCTACCGTCTGCGCGGCTACTGCCAGCGGGGCGAGGATCATCACATCGCCACCGGTACGGCGTGCCACTTCATCCGCCCACGCGACCTGCATGCGGCTCTTGCCAAGCCCGGTGTCTGCAAAGATCGCCGCGCGGCCACGGCGCAATGCCCAAGCAACCAGATCGCGCTGCATATCGAACAGCGAATCCGGCAGGGCGAACGGCTCGGCGAGGCCAGATGGCGCGAGCGTTTCCAGCTTGCGCGATACGAATTCCTGATAGCTCATGCCTACCTCCAGGCAATACGCCGCCTGGCCGCGATTGCAGCCGGTGGCAAAGTGGTTGGGTTATGCGTAGCGAGTGCGGTACTGCACGATGTCGCGAACGGTGCTCATGCCGCACCCGTAGCGCTTCGCTAGAGCTGGATAGCCGCCAATTCCAGCGGCGTAGTCGGCGCGCATTGCAGCTACCTGCGCATCTGTCAGCTTGGCGCGCTGATGCCACTCGCCGATGCGGTGGCCGGTGTGGTTGCGCTTGCCGGTCATTTCTTCCGCCTCCCGTGCGTTGTGGCCGTCCAGCCGGCGCTAGATACCTGGTTGCCGTGGTCAGCTATCAGGCTGTCGATCAGGCCGCCCATGTAGGCGACGAGGCCTGTGACTGTTTCGCCGCGGGCGGTCGTGCTGTGCGTGTGCTTCTCGCCGTTGGGCAGCACGAACCACGCGCTGGCTTTCCAGTCGGAAGGGCGCCGGGGCTCAGTGCCGCGCACAACTGGCCGCGACACTCGGTTGTCGATGGAATAGAGCGTCACGATGCAGCTCATGGCTGGCACACCTCCAGCAGTGCCGCGTCGCTCAGGTCACCAAGCGGCGCAGCGATGTATTGGGCATGCAATGGGCCTCTTGCGACATAACCGTTTTCCTCGATTGCTCGCGCCAGGGTCTGCTTGCTGCAACCGAGCGCCTTGACGATTGCGTTCATGGAGTCGCCGGCAGCGATCATCGGCATGGCCTGGCGCGCCAGTTGCTGACGGTGCTTGCGGCCTCGTTCGGCCGTTGCCTTGCGATTGGCCTCGTTCGGGCCGTTGCCCCGGTTGCCTCCGCGCTTGCTTTCGATCTTGATCCCGTAGGCCTGAGCCAGGCGCTTGATCCGGCGCGCATCAATCTTCAGTTGATACTTGATCGCCGTGATGCCGGCGCCCTTGTCTGCAAGCACGCGGATGCGTTGCGCGTCTTCGGCGTCTTTCATGCGATCTTCGTTGGCCAGGACAATCGCCCCGGCGCCGTTCCACTTGGCGCCAACGTCGCCGCCGACGCGGATAGGGCATTGCTTAACCACGCCGCCGCGCTGCTCGAACTCGGCCATGGCCTGCTCAAGCCGGGCGCGGTTCTCCGCACATCTCTGGACGGTCGGCAGGTTTTGCGTGGCCAGGTGATGGTTTGCTGTGTACATGTCGGATACCTCGAATTAGATGGCCGAATGCCCAGGTGGCCAGCCTGTCGTTACGGCGCGGCTCCAAGCGTTGCCGGTGGCGCCCCGTGTCGCGGTGGCGGGGTTCTTAGGCGGGCTCAGCCTTTGCGGCAGAGTTAAGCGCCTGGTTGAGTTCGGCGGACTGGCCTTCGGTTGCCTTGACCGAGAAGAAGTCGGCAACGCCGGCCTGACCGTTCTTGATGCTGTTGTACACGCCGCGCAGCGTGGCGATTTCCTCGGGCAGGATCTCGTCGAGGCTCTTGTTCAGGTAGGCGCGCAGGTGCTTTTCGGTGACGCCTTGCTGTGCGAAGGCATCGACCAGGGCGCGAACTCGGTCAGCCAGCGGGAGGCTGGTGTCTCCGGCAAGGGTTTTGCGGCACTGATTGACAGCGGCTTCGACAAGATCGGGCGGCAGAATCGCCAGCAGCCTGGCGCGCAGTCGGCGACCACCCATGTTCGCAGTGATCTCGTAGATGTCGCGCTCCTCGGTCAGCACTTGCGCGCCGCCTTTCTTGTCTCGCAGGTGGCGAACGGTGAACTTCTGCGACGAATAGGTGTTCGTCTCCAAGTCCCATGCGTAGGCCTCCATTTCGCTGTTGCCTTCCTGTCGGCTCAGCTCGCGCACGCCGTATTCGATGTTCCCCCAGCAGCGGGCCAGTTCCTCGGCAAGGCGAATGGACGGGCCAGAAACAGTCTGGCCACCGCGCGGGTATGCGTACTCGCCGGACGCTGCCAGGGTAGGGCGGCTGCAGGACGACATAATCTTGCTGTAGGCCAGCGCCTCGTCACGCGGGAAGCGCTTGGCCAGCAGCAGCTTGCCCTGTGCCTCAGTGACTGCGCGGCTCTGCTCGATGTTGACCGTGCCGTGGTTGACGTGTGCAGCAATGCCCTTGGGCGCGAACGGGTTGATGGGTTCGGTGCTCATATGCGCTCCTTCGCCCAATAGGGCAGGGATAGGGTTTCGATGGATGGCCACTCATTGGCGGCGAGGCATTCGGCATAGGTGGCGAGGTCTTTGCGGTAGGCCTGTCGGCCCGCCTCCTTCGTCTCGCCGTCCATGGTGAACAGGCGCACCGGGTACTTGCCGCAGTCTATGCTGGTGCTGACCACCAGAAACACGAAGCCAGCCGGCTGTTCGCCAAAGTGAGCGGCATAGCCGTCGCTGTAGAAGGCGTCCTGCACGTGGTAGCGGTATTCGTGGAAGTAGCGGACGAAGCGCGCCATGTCGGCGGTGGTCTTGAGATCGACCAGCCAGCCCAGCTCAGGGATCGTCTTGTCTGGCCGGCAGCGGCATAGCACGTCATGGCCTTGGTCGCGCCAGTAGATGCTCGACTCCACGTCGCCGGCTGACTCCAGCAGCCAGCGGGCGTGCGGGTGGGCCATGGCGCTTTCGCGGATCAGCTGCAGCTGCTTGCCCTGGTCGGCGGTGAGCACTGTCACGCCCTCAGCCAGATCAGCCTCGAACGCCTCCCATGCCTCTTTCCCGGCCTTGGTGTTGCGTGGCGCATTGGCAGGGCCGATGGCGTACTCAGCCTTGAAGCGCTCAGGTTCCAGCAGGTAGGCATGGGTCGCATCGCCGAAGTCGAGCGCCTTGGACTTGTCCGGGTCTTCCGGCGCGGCCTTGTTCCAGAGGTACAGGGCTGGCGCCTTGGCGATCAGGTCGAGCTGCGACTTGGACACGCCTTCGCCGCTGTGGTACGCCTCATTGCTGAGGTCACGGTAGTAGCCGGGGTGCATGATTGCTCCAGGCTGCGCCACGCGCAGCTATGAGTAGACGGTTAGATGTAGCGGCCGGGGAAACGCACGCGATCAAGATCGTCATGAGCTTTTTGCAGGCGCTCTTTGGTGCTGGCCAATTCGCGCTTGAGCGCATTGATTTCCTGCGCTGCAATTTCGCTGCTTGCTTCTGCAATGCGTCGAGCTGCCACGTCTAGCGGCAGATAGACATTCACGTCGGTTCCGCATAGGCGAGATCCGCAGCGAGCGTTCTCGGTGAAGCCGTCAATGATCTGGTCGGCCACGTGCTTGATCACAGCGTCCTCGCAAGACAGTCGCTCGACCAGAAACATCTTGTCCTCGTCGGACATGGCGTCGAGCAGAAGCTCGGTATCAATGACGAGCTTCCCGTCTTCAAACTTGAATTCGACTGACATAGCTTCGCCCTCCAGGGCGCTGGCGGTGTTGAATATGGGAGCCCTTAACGCGGGCTACTCGGCGCGATCACGGACGCAAGGGTTTCGCTTGGAGGTGCTACCCGCTCGCGCTGCCGGTGTTAACTCACGGGCACTGCCGGCTGATCCCGGCCAGGCTATCCGGGCTACCGGCCCTCCTGGCGAGGGTGATGTGAATGGTTATCCAGCAATCCAATCAACAGCGCCCAATGCGCCGATGAGTACAGTGAAGAAGCAGAAGCCGGAGAATGCGCCGCGATAGATGGCGCAGCGATGGGCGCGCTGGCGGCGGGTCATGGCTTCACCATCTCGGCCAACGCCGACGCGAAAATCCATATACAGCCCAGGAAGCAGGCCACAAAAAAGCCCGCTTTGATCATCTCGGCGGGCTTCGGTAGGCGGATGGTTATGGTCATGGCGTGCGCTCCATGGCGGCGTCGATTGCAGCGTCAAAGCGCTCGTCTTTGGCTAACTCGAGCGAGCCATAGTAGGAGTCCATGTCGATGACAGCAGACAGTGGAAGCCCGTCGGCGCGGATCTTTCGATACCGCTTCGCATCCTCCTCTGCCGCCCTGAGTCGGGCGATAAGGCCGCGCAGCTCGCCGATATCGATCTGGGCAGCTTCATTCTCATCAAATCCTGGCTGTTTGGCGTAGAAAGCCAGATCCGCAAAAACCTCATCACTTATCGATTGCACCAATGGCGTGGTCATGCCGTCATCCTCAAATACTCTGTGTCGATAATGCGCTGGCGCTGCTTGTTTGCTGCATGCCGCGCTTTCTCTATCAAACAATCCCGCACGGCCTCGCAATACTGGCGCTGATAGTGCCCATCGTTGATATAGCCAACCAACGCGCCTAGTTCGATCATGGGCGCAGGACTGATGCCCAGCTTGCGGATCGCTAACCGGGCTTCGCGTTCGTGTTCGGTCATGACGCGCTCCTTGCTTTGGCGGCGGCTGCGCGGGCGTAGGCAATAAGATTCAACTCGACTTCATGCTTAGGCAGGCCGTCTGCATCATGCTCGCTGCCGTAGACTTCAAGCATTCCGTCCAGCGCCTCCAGCAGGTCAGGCGCGGCGGCGATCAGAGCGGCATTGGCCATCACTTCGCTTACAGGCATGTCCTCTTCCTCGTCGTCCTGATTTGTGCAGGACCATGGGTTTATCGTGGCGATGTTCCATCCGTCACGATCAGAGGCTTTAGATCCGTGGGCATTGGTCGCGCCCAGCTTTGTGAATACATGCTGGCCGACGACTTCCCAAGGTCCAGGCGTATGCTCACTCATAGTCATCATCTCCCCGCGATTCCGCATACGCCTGAGCCAGCGGCCTAACCAGGCCTTCAGCCATGCTCCGGGCTTCGTCTTTACTGACCAGCAGCCGAAGGGCGCCGGATGCTTTGTCGATATCGCCCGCCAGGACGTTGCGCAGTACCTGACCCAGCGCGCCGTCGTAGTCGTGGCCTGCGCTGTATTTGGCGGCTACGCGCTCTGCCAGGGCGTCTTCAAGCTGTGAGACCTGCTCGGTCACGCGCTTGCCTGCGACATACAGCGTGTCTTCGATCAGGTCATCGACTGCGCCAGCCAGCCAGTTCTGGCCCTCGGTGGTGTCGATGAACTTCGTGTCGCACTCCGGCTCGGCGTTGTCGTAGCGCTGCTGGCAGATGCGCAATGCGTTGATCATGGGTGACTCCTGCCCCGTGTGCTGCGGGCGTAAAAAAGCCCCGGTGTGAGCGGGGCAGGTGCTGATGAAGGAGTTGATGCGGGGAACGCATCGGGGAGTGATCTGGCCAGGCGCGACACTGGCGGTGGCATCGGTGCGCTTCTCGGGTGATTGCCGCATTCGCGGTGACTGTGCCGATGCCCGGAACTTCAGCAGCCTGAGCCGCCCACATGCGCGCTTGTTCCCGCGCTTCCCGCGTGTTCCAGGGCCGGAGCCCAGCTTCCACGCCTCAGATCACTCTCCGATCCGCCCTCGCGGGTGGACGGCCTGCATTCGGCGCCGTGCAGGTCGGCATTTGATCAGTACGGTTTAGGAGCCTTGCCCTGGTCTTGCAGGCTTTTGACATGGAAAAGCTCGGAAAGGATCTGATCCATTACCTTTGCCATTTGGTTGCGCATGCCGTCCTTAAGCGTGGCGGTAACATTTACGGCTGCACCTCTAACGTGCGCCGTGAAGTCCTCGGCGCAGATTTGCGTCATCAGGTACTCGGCCCGCGATACGGAGTTGTAGCCGCCGTCCGCTTTCCCTGTGCGAGCATCGACTTTCGCAGACCAGTAATTGGTTACGGTCTTCTCAAGCTCTTTGCGCATCGTTGTCGGCTCGCCTTCCGGCTGCCCCCATGCGGTTACGCGCTGATATTCGTGGTTGAACAGATTGAGTACCGCTTCATCAATCTGCTGATGAATTTGTGCGTTGACTCGCTCTGCGAAAATCTTATCCAGGCGCTCCTTGACCCCGGCCCTAACCATGCTGGATAGGTCGTCGTCGTAGCGCAGGATTTCATTGGCGGCCTTATCGACAATGGCTGCTTTCAGGTCTTCTTCGTTGATGTTGAGCATGATCGTTCCTCGATATGTGGATTCGTTCACCGGGCTACCGGCGCCCCGCGAGAGGGCGGGGTGTTAGGCGTGCATGCGAACCGTGATGCAGCCGTTGCTGGCTCGCATCACGCCCCAGCGCTTGAGCAAAACGGCAGGGCCGAACTTCTTGCTGGCTGCGCGCTTCACCTGATCGGCTACCGATTGCAGGCTTTCGCCTTCATCTGCTATGGCCAGCCACTGCAGGCTTTTGCCGTCACTCAGGTGTGACTCGATGTTGAACTGAGCCATCGTGATTCCTCCCGGTTGATTCCAGAGCACCCTGTCTCCAAGGTGCTCCAGCAATTCTTCGGTGTTGCGTGTTCCTGGCCTCCGTTACTGGCCACGGTGGGCTGGGCTGCCTTTCGGCGTTTCGGGGGAGCTGAACTCCCAACAGTCGGCCACGCTGGTGTGGCTGCCGACTCTCTGCTTTTGGCGCTTTACGCTGCACGCCCGGGGTGAGGCATCCCCTCTGAACTGTTGAGGCCAGTTCATCGCTGCCTGTGACGCTGGGCTTTTCAGGCCCTGACGCGGTGCTGCTGCGTCGATGGGTGAACTATGAACCTTGTGTTCACATTGGTCAAGAACCAAAAGTACATATTTTTCCGATGGGCGAACGAAAACGCACCGAGGCCACGCCGAGGTCCTTTTGAGGGAATCAGGAATCAGGAATCAGGAATCAGGAATCAGCCGGGCTCGACATGGCCTAGGACATGCCTAGGCCCGTACATTGCCTGGAAGGTGCGGATTAGAGCGGGGAGGGGATACAAAAAGCCCCGCTAGGTGCGGGGCTGGGTTTACTGCTGAGATGCTGCGGGCGGCGCAGTCTGTTGCGACCTGATTTGTTCTAGCAGTTGCCGATTTTCGATTGATTGCTGACGCGCTTCTTGGATCAGTAGAGTGGTCTCTCGGCCGGTGTCGTAAGTGCTTGCGCCATAACCGAGAACGCCAATCAACACTCCCGCGATAGCAAGAGTGGAAGCGATGGCAGTGGTAATCACCACGCCCTTAATGCCTTTCACGCTAGAGATGTCTTTCTCGATCAGATCAAGGCGATGATTGATGCCCATCATTGAGTCAGCCATTGACTGCGTAAAATCTCGCAAGCGAGCGTCTACCTTAAGATTCTGATTCTCAAGATGGGCGTGCAGTTCGTCGCGGGTCATGTCGTTCATTTCTCGATGATCTGCCTGGCGCGCCCGAGTGTCAACATCGGAAAACAGGTGCCCAAATTCCAGATTTCGGCGGTAGTCCTCGCTCTTCTTGTCGAAATCCATCGCGTTACTCTTCATCCACCTGAACCTTTCGCGGCGCTTCTTTGGGCGACAGCAGCGGGCCGGCATCCTCCGCAAATGCCTCCCACACGTCGACCATGCTGTTGTGATAACGAAGCCCGTCCTTCCTCATCTTTTCCGCTTGATCCAGTATTTGCTGTGCCGCTTCTTCATCTCCAGCCGCACGGCAGCGGGCAACCTCCCTGCCAGCAGCCATAGCGGCAAGCCCGCCGATGCTGACCGCGTACTGCGCCAGATGGCGGACGCTATCCATAAGCGCCAAGTTAAACTCTTGCTGACTCGTTGGCTGCGGCTTGCCTGCTTTTTCCTGGTCTTCGCTCATATCAAACCCTAACCTTGCTCGGCGCCACGATGTGGCCGCTCATGCCATTGCTCCGCCGCGCCAGATCACTCTGCCGATGATAGGCACATCGTGCATTGATGCCGGAGAGACTTCTTCGTCCGGGTAGCGCGCCTTGTCCGGGTTATCGCTGCGAATCAGCCAGCTGCCAGATATCTGCTGAGCCATGCGCTTGATGCTGAGGCTGCCGTCTGGGCGCCGTATCGCATACACCTGGCGGTCTCGCGGCTCCGTGTCGGAGCTGTCGAACAGCACCACGTCACCCTCGAAAATGTAGGGCTCCATGCTGCTGCCAGTGGCGTAGATGACGAACAGATGCTGAGGCTTGGCGCCCATGCGGCGTAGCCAGTCGCGCTTGAAGGCAAGGCCGCCATTCACCTCGACGTGCTCATTGAGCGCGCCGTCTCCGCAGGCGCCGCGGGCGTCGTACTGAGGGATCAGCGCGTAATCTTCGGAGCTGGGGGATTGGCCTGCGTTTGGCGAGGCAGGCGGGTCGCCCGCTAAACGCATTGGTCCTTCGCCGTACTGAAGCCATTCGATGCGGACTTTCAGTGCGGACGCTATAGCTTTCATGTTCTCGCGGCCAGGCATCGTCTCGGCATTGAGCCATTTGCTCGCGGCTTTCGCTGTCTTGCGCGTAATTTCGGCAAGGCGAGCGCCGGCGCCCCACGCAGGAATTCCCATTTCTGAAAGGGCTTTCTTGAGGCGGTTGGCGAATTCGGTGCGTAAGTCTTGTGATTGAACCATTCGTTCATGTTCGCACTTGCTTGCATGAACATTCAGTTCCGACTTAACATGTACCGCAAGTACAGAATTCACAGCCGGAGGCCTCCATGAGCGCTCTAAAGGAATCGATCGATAAGGTCGGCGGGGTCACCAAGGCCTCCGTAATTTGCGGCGTAAGCCAGCGAGCTATTTACAAATGGCTGGCAGCTGCTGCTCTGCCGCGCACCGAATACACGGGCGAGACCTGTTACGCCCAAATACTTGCAGAAGCATCTGGTGGCGAGTTCACGGCTGAATGGCTGCTCGCCGAGTCAAGCCCCAAGAAAACTGCCGCATAAGGAAATCGACCATGTATCACGACCCCAAACATCTTCGTGACCACATCACGAAGGTTCGCCTCGACGAGGACACCGACGAGCTTCTTCAGTCGTTGGCGAAATTTCATCGCACCCAGAAAGCCGTACTGGCTCGCGAGCTGTTGGAAGCCAGCCTGCGGGACATGCTTTCGCGTCTTGAGGATACCGAAGCAGAGCAGACGGCCTGAAGGCCTTAAAGGGGGCCTCGTGGCTGATCAAGAAGTTGCTCTCGATGAGCGCTACCAGCGCGCATTGCATGAGCTAGCAAGGCAGGAATGCAAGTCGCCAGAAGACCTGGGCGGCGAGCTGATCAGGGATCAACTGCGGAAGATCACTGAGCCGAAAGGCAATACCGGAAAGGTGCAGCCGTTTCGGAGGAGGGGAGGCCCTGAAAAGGTGCCGAAAAATGACAGGCAATAAAAAACCCAGGATTGCGGCCTGGGTTCTTCAACAACGAACTAAATCTGAGGGCTCAATAATGCCTAATCTGATTACCACTGGCAATACCTTGACCATGAGCAGCCGTGAGATTGCTGAACTGGTCGGCTCGCGTCATGACAGCGTAAAGCGAACCATGGACACGCTGTCAGACAAGGGCTTGATAGCGATTACACAGTCTGTGGAACCGACCATTGGCGGCGGAAAGCCTGCCACTGTGTACCTGGTAGGGAAGCGTGATAGCTACATTGTGGTTGCCCAGCTCTGCCCAGAGTTTACCGCCAGGCTTGTCGATCGCTGGCAGGAGCTTGAAGAGGCGGCGAGCGTGCCATCCATCCCTCAATCCCTTCCCGAGGCGCTTCGCCTTGCAGCCGATCTGGCTGAGCAAAACAGCCACTTGCAGCTTGTTGTGAATGAGCAGGCGCCAAAGGTAGAGGCCCTCAATAGGATCGCAAACGCCGACGGCTCGCTTTGCATCACCGATGCGGCCAAGTCGCTACAGATCAAGCGCAAAGATCTCATCCAGATCATGCAAGAGCGGAAGTGGATATATCGCCGCACTGGCTCGACCCACTACGTCGCCTATCAGGACAAGATCCAGTCCGGCGTCATGGAGCACAAGTACGCCACTGTCGAGCGTGCTGACGGCACTGAAAAGACAACAGAGCAGGCACGTATCACTCCGAAAGGGCTGGTTCGTTTGGCTGACATCATTCGGGAGGTCGCATGATGGCCCGGTCACGAAATATCAAGCCGGGGTTCTTCCAGAACGAAGAACTACAAGAGCTGGACTTCGCCACTCGCCTGTTCTTTATCGGCCTCTGGACTGAAGCCGACAAGGAAGGTCGTCTCGAAGACCGCCCGAAGAAGCTGAAGAACGCACTCTTTCCGGCTGACGACGTGGAAGTCGAGCAGATGCTGGACGGCCTGGCCGCATACGGATTCATCAGCCGCTATGAGCGCGCCGGCAAGAAGATCATCCAGATCGTGAAGTGGGCCAAGCACCAGAACCCGCACCGCCGCGAAGCGCCGAGCACGTTGCCTGCCGAGACCGATGAGGTCGCAGAGGAAGAGCAGCAGGCCGAATCAGGGCCTCAAAAGGCTGACACCGAAGCGGCCTTCGAAACCTTCTGGAAGCTGTACCCGCGCAAGACCGCCAAGGACAACGCCCGCAAGGCCTTCGCGAAGATCAACCCCGATGCCGAGCTGCTGGCTCAGATCCTTGAGTCTCTGGCCAAGCACTGCACCTGCCAGGGCTGGCTGAAGGACGACGGGCAGTTCATCCCGCACGCGGCCACCTGGCTCAACGGGAAGCGCTGGAACGATGAGGTGAAGCCGGCTGCCAATGTGCACCACTTCCCCGGCGCGTCGCGTCACATCGGGTTTGAGCAGCGCGACTACAGCGCCGGCCTGATTGAGCGGGAGGATGGCACCAATGGCTTCTAGCGCATTGAACCTTACCGTCGCTCCGCTGGAAGCCAAGTTCGGCATCGTCTCCAAAGAGCTGGCCGTCTGCGCTGAGCACGGCGAATACGCGGCGATCATCAGCAAGCACAAGGAAGGCCCCAGCGGATGCCCGGTGTGTGCCGAGATCCGCCAGCGCGAGCAGGACGCCGAACGCCTTGAGCAGGAGCGCGCCAAGAACGCAGCCGATCGCTTGGCCAACAAGCTCGGCGCTGCACTGATCCCGTCCCGCTTCCGCGACCGTTCGTTCGATGGCTACATCGCCACCGAGCCAAAGCAGGTCAAGGCGCTGACCATCTGCCGCGAGTATGCCGAGAACTTCCGCGAGCACTTCGAGGCGGGCCGCTGCCTTCTGCTGCTGGGCAACGTCGGCACGGGGAAGACGCACCTGGCCACTGCTATCGCCAACCACATCATGCGCACGACGACCGCCACGGCCGTCTACCGCACCGTGGGCGGCATCCTGCAGCACATCAAGGGCAGCTACGACCGCGAGAGCGAGTACAGCGAGGGCGAGGCATTCGCTGCATACACCAAGCCGAGCTTGCTGATCATCGACGAAGTTGGCGCGACCAAGCCGACCGAGTTCGAGCTGGCCAGCCTGTTCAACATCATTAACACCCGCTATGAGGAGCAGCTGCCAACCGTCGTCATCTCCAACCTGCCAGCTGGCGAACTGTCCGGCGCCCTTGGTGAGCGTTGCGTTGACCGGCTGCGCGAAGGTGGCGGTATCGCTGTCGGCTTCGACTGGAAGTCCGCGCGCTCAAAGGTGCCGGCATGAACAAGCGCGTATTCAAGCTGCTGGAGCGAGTGTTCCAGGCAGAGATAGCGGGCGAACTGCCTTACCAGACCAAAGCAAAGCTGGCGAAGGAGTTGGAAGAGTTCGGTTACCTCCAGTTTGGCAGCGAGAAATGGGTCGTGTCACTGTCTCCGGCTATTACCTTACCCATGAAGGGCGATTCGCTTACTGCCAGAACTGCGTCGACAGCGAGGTGCCGGCATGAACCGCTCCCGCTCAATGACCCTTCCCCGGCGAGTAATCGTCGACCAGCTCAGGGCCGATGGCTTCGTAGTGGATCAGGAAGAAAACACCGTCGTGCGCATGAAGCGCGGCAACGACTACCGACTTGTGCAGATGAATGGCGTGGTAAAGCGCGCATTGGGGGCGAAGCGATGAGCAAGTACGACGGATTGAAGCGGTATCTGGAAGTGATGACTGGCCCGGCCCTCGTTGACTCCGCAGAAATCCTCGAACTGATCGCGGAGAACGAGAGGCTGTCATCCGAAAATAAACAGCGTGAACTCTGCGAAGCGAAGCTAATCGCTGGAGGCGACAGCCTTAATCGCGAGGCGGACAGCCTCTTGGCTCGCTTGCTGGCGGTCATTGCGGAGCGCAACCAGCTGCGCGAGCTACTGATGCGGCTGGTTGACCTGCAGAATAGCGGTCGAGGCCCGATCCGCAGCTATGAGTTGTGGAATGACGTTGTTAACGAGGCCCGTCCGCTGCTCGGCTTGGAGGTGCGCCATGTCTGACGTGAAGAAGGCCGAGCTGCGCAGGCTGGCTGAGGCGGCAGCGCACAAGGACTGGTACGCAGGAAACGCATACGACAAGCCGTTCATCCTCAATTACCAGATCATCACCGATACGCCTGACGGCAAGTACGTGCTGCTGGATGGAAATCACCACTTCCGTGCTGACTGTGTTGCTAACGTGGCGTTCGTTGGCGCGGCCAATCCGTCCGCCGTCATCTCCCTGCTGGATGAGTGCGACAAGCTCCAAGCTGACACCTCAAGCATGCGCGGCAGCCTCAAGTCATATGCGGAAAACATGAAGAAGCAGGTGAAGCTGAACACCAGACTTCAGCGCGAGCGCGACGCTGCTTTGGCTGAGCTTGAGGCGCTGCGCATTCAGGTGAGCACATTAACCGAATGGTACTCAAACGCCCTTGACGTGATCAGTGAGGTAACTGCGGCTATCCCCGGCGTGACTTACATGGATACGCCAGACGGTGGTGATGTTTCGATCCCGGAACAGATTCGGCGCATGGCAAAGGATGCGGGGCGGTATCGCTGGCTGCGCATGGCCGACTGGTGGAGCAGTTCGCTATGCGTAATTCGCAGCCCAAAGAAACAGGCCAAGCCGGGGACAGATTGCCCTAGCCGTGATCGTCTGGATTCGGCAATCGACGAAGCCATGTCGCAGGAGGCCCCCAATGCCTGACCTCTACGACTACGCCTTCCGCGCCCTGTGCTGGGTATGGGCTATCGGTGGCTGCGCTTATCTGGAGTTCTGCGTGCGGATCGTGCGGGGAGGGGAGCATGGCTGAGAAAATCCGCCTGAACCAGCTCAGCGACCTGGCCATTCTGCAAGCCGAGATCCGCAAGAAGGGCTTTCCCTGCAACGTCACCATTACCGGAGCCGGCCGCAGCCTTCCGCAGAACGCCCTGTTCCACAAGTGGTGCGAAGAGATCGCGCAGTTCTTCGTCCGCATGGGTAAAACGACCTTCGCCACTGGCGCCGCGATGAACGCAGAGAACGTCAAGCGCAACCTGAAGCAGACGTTCCTGGGCGAAGAGACCGTGCGCGACATCAACCTCAAGACGGGCGAGATCACCGAGCGCTACGAGCTGCGTCACACCAGCCAGCTCGACAAGGGCGAGATGCACTCGTTCATGACCTGCATCGACAACTGGGCGACCGAGCACGGCATTTACCTGCCGCACCCGGAGGATTCCGAGTACATGCGGATGAAGATCGAGTTCGGGGAGGCAGCATGAGCCGAATAGTCAGCAAAAAACTGCGCGACTCGGCTCGCGGCCAGTCCTGCACGCTTCGCCTGCCTGGCGTCTGCAACTTCGACCCGGAGACAACCGTCCTTGCCCATCTGCCGTGCGGGCAAAAGGGCATGGGCATGAAAGGCCCGGACATGATCGCAGTATTTGCCTGCTCGGCCTGC